GGGCGAATCCAGCCTTGACACCGACGAGTACACCAACAAGGAGGACTGAACCATGAAAGAAACCATTACCGCCAAAGAGCTGGAAGAAGCAATGAACGCCATTTTGAAGCAGGCACGCAAGATGGAAAAATCCGACGATGTGCAGGAGCACTTCTACGGATTCGGAATGGAAAGCGCAATGACCTCTCTTACAATCTATCTCAACGCTTAACCCGCCCGATGATGGCCTCTGGCGAAGGCCGAAACGCCCTGCTGGGCGTCGCGGGAGCCACCCGCAGATACATGATATTTTGGAGGTTTTAGTTATGGAAAACAAGAACATGACCGCTGCTCGTGAGTGGGAGAACGACCCGAACTGCTTTCTGCGGATGCTGAACAGCCCCGCACAGCAGCGGAGCCGCGCAGCCCGCCGCCAGAAGGATGCCGACCGAGAGCGTTTTAACAACGTGCTGAACGCCGTTGCCATCGGCGCAGCAGCCTTTGCCGTCACCCTGCTCGTTATCTGCTTCGTTCTCTGATGGAGGTATCAGCTATGGATAACCAGAACATGACCTATCCCGAACTGCGGGACCTGTTCGTTGAGCGCAACAAGACCCAGCTTGCAAAGCCGGTGAGCGCCTGCATCGTATTTGCTGAGAGCAACTGGCCTGACCGCCATTACCCGCTGCGCAGCCGCACCTATGAGGTCAGCAGCGACAACAAGGCTTTCCGGTCGAGCTGCTGCTCTACCAGCCTGTTCGGTTCCTGCTTGGATGGCACCGACCAGATGGTTCGCCTCGACTGGTACATGAAGGACTTCGGCAACAAGGGCGGCTGGGTCGTTGACCACTGCTACCTGAAGGAGAACGGCGATGAATCCGATGTATGATTGCTCCGGCTGGCTTGACCGGTTCGGCGGAGTAACGGAGCCGCCTGATGACCGGGGCATTGAAGAAGAACCTGAATGGCAGCGGCCCGAAGAAGCCAATGCCGTTTGCTGGGGTGACTGATGGAGGTGAGTGATATGGGACGTGGCAATGTTTGCGTGACCGGCTCGTATGAGGGTCTGTTCTACATCGACAACGATGATCTGCAGGTCTGGCGTAAGGACGGCCCTGACGGAAAGGAGCCTGAAATTCGAATGATGGCAGACATCAGCCTTGATGAACTTGTTGCCGATGACTGGTACGTTGATGAAATCGAGAGCAGCTACAAGGAGGAAGACGTTCTCAGATGCTTCTGCGCCGAACTGCGGAAGCTCTGCCCCAGCTTCCAGCCTGCGGCCAACTCGAACGTCTGGCTCGGAAATGAGCGTCGGGTCATCCTCGAAAACGAGCTGTTTTACATCTGCGTGGAGGATAACGAGTGGTCACTGGCCGTCGAGCTTGTCCAGAAAGACGGCTACTCCGACTGTCAGAGCGCATGGCTGGCCGGCCTTCAGAAACGGCGCTATCGGGAATACCTCGATAGCATGAAAAAGGCCCTGCTGGCCCGCCTGCCCAGCATTGGCGTTCGCACCGGGCCGTGGACTCACGGAACTATCACCAGAGAGGAGGCTGGCGTATGCTGAGTGACATGATTGATGATCTCGTCCGGGCCGACTGCCCGCAGGAAAAGGAAGCAGCTTACCGGCAGCTCGAAAAGCTCGGCGTTGACCGCATTACCGCTGATGTCATCGCCGATGAGCGCCGAAAGGAGGCGCACCTGTGAGCCGCTATATTCCCCCTGAAGAGATGAGCGAGGCCCAGATCAGGGAGCAGTTGGACGCTGAGTATAAGCACTGGGATGACCTGAAGAAGAACGGCTGTTCTGACCCTGCATGGCCGGATGGCGTGAATCTGAACCTTGTTCGGAACCACATCATCTACTGGTATCGGCTCCTGCGGGAACGTACCAGCCAGACCGTGCAGCTCTCGATGTTCGACGCTGGTATGGATTTGAGGAACGAGCGGCCGTTGCCGCCGGAAGTCCCGGATAGGTACATGGTTTCGACTGGGAAGTACCCCGACCGTCTGAACGGCAAGTGGGATGGCCTGATTTTTGACCCGACAATTTGAGGAAGGGATGAAGTAAGATGACCGATGAAAAGAAGTTCGAGGTTCATGCAGAGATTACGGTCCGGCTGACCCAGCAGGATGTTGATGACATCATGGTTTCTGCGTTGGAGGGGGGCATCTGCTACTGGTCCGACTGCGCAGAGGTTGTTGGCTGCTACCTTAGCGAGTACGCCAGCGGACAGATTTCTCGCGGCGGAAAGCTCAAGATTCATGTTGATGAGCCGTTTGATGAGGCGAACACCGAATGGTACGAGCTGGACATGGAGAAGTTCGCACAGGGCTTCCGCCTCTGGCTGGAGAACGGCGGCGATCGCTACGGCGCTGTCAGCAATGGCGAAGTTGACACCTGTGAGATCGACGGCGAAATGGCAGACCTCATCATCCAGTACGCCCTGTTTGGCGAAGTAGTGTACGGCTGAAAGGGGTGCAGAATGATGATGGCATGGTTGATCGTGATAGATCAGTGGCTCGAAACGGCCACGGACATCTTCTGCGCTGCCTTTTGGGCAATCGTCGGGACGATGGCCGTTGTGGGCTTGGCAAGGCTCTTTCTGGGGAGGCGCTGATTATGGATATTGAATACCTGAAGCGTTGCTCACAACTCTGCACAGAATGCTGCTCCGAAACCTGCGTGTTCAACCCGCAGGGCATCTGCATGGCCCCGTTCCTGACTGGGAAGAAGCCGGGCATCCATGATGATGGCTGCACCGATTACTGCCCGAAGCCGCTGGATGGCCTTGAGCTGGTTTGCTCCTACTCCGAGCATGAGCTTCGGAGCTATGAGGAGGACGTGCGGGAACATATCTCACAGTTCACCGATGAGGAGCTTATGGAAGTCTATGAGCTTGACCGCACGACGCTCAATTCGCTCGCCCCACGTGCGGCGGTCTTGATGCGGAAGTACATTGATAATGACGATAGCTGGACGTACCACCGCGATTATGCAATCTCGGAGGCCGTCAGCGAGTATAAGGAGGACAAAGACAATGGCTGAGAAAATGATGCCCTATGCGCTGCGAATGACGCTGGCAGTGCTTGCAAATAAGCCCGATGATGCCCGCAGCATTTCTGCCGAGTGCGTCACCACGATGACCAAAGAGCTGATGGGCGTTGTAAGCCGGTATGACCTGATGGACTTCCCGTTCATGGTTGCTGCCCTGCGGCTCACCGCAACCTCGCTGGAATCCCTGCTGGACGAGCATGGCAAGGGGATTGCCGATAACATCGTCGCCAACACCACCTGCATCACCATTGATGCTTCCGAGCTGAAACGTCAGGCAAAAGAGGAGGAGTAAGGATATGGAAATCAAGCGTGGCGACATTTGGTATGTGAGCAAGGACAACTACACCGGCTGTGAGCAGGCGGCAGGCCGCCCGGCAATCATCGTCTCTAACGAGAAGAACAACGCCTGTGCAGAGGTGGTAGAGGTCGTATACCTGACCACCCAACCGAAGAAAGACCTGCCGACGCACGTTCTCATCCGCAGTTCGGAACGTGAAAGCACTGCCCTCTGTGAGCAGATTACGACCGTATCGGTTGACCGCCTGCTGGGCTACAAGGGCCACCTGACCCCGGCAGAGATGACCAACGTGGAGGTTGCAATGCTGATCTCGCTGGAGCTGGAAGTTGGAAAGCCCGTAGAGAAAATCGTGGAGGTCACGAAAGAAGTTCCGGTCATCCGGGATGTCAAGGTGTCTACGCCGGCGTCAAATCCGAACATGGCTGCGGAGCTGGCCGCAGCGAAAGCCAAGTGTGAAATGCTCCAGATCATGTACGAGAGCCTGCTGAATCGGGTTCTGGCTGGAAAGGCAGGCTGATGATATGCGAGCATCTGACATGGTACGCGCAGCCCTTGCTGGAGCAGGGAAGACCCAGAAAGAGCTGGCCGAACACATGGGCTGGACCCCGCAGAACCTCAGCGGGCGGCTGAAGAACAACTCGCTCACCTTCGATGAGCTGTCAAAGGCTCTGCACTTTGCCGGGTACGAGGTTTCGATGAGCGATGCCAGCGGCGCTGGTCTCCCGGAACTGGGCAACAGCACCAGCCCCGCCGTAGCGCAGACCGTAGACGGCGTTCGATATGACACCCGGAAGGCAGAATCGCTCTGCTCGAACAAGGCCGTGATGTTCGAGGACTTCTATGTGGAGCTGTTCGAGGATGCCGCTGGAAACTACTTCACCGTCCTCTACCAGCTTTCTGGATGCCAGCATCATACCATCACCCCGGTCAGCCCCTACATCGCCAAGCAGTTCTGGGAAAGGTTCAGCCGTAAAGTAGGTTAAGCCTCCATAAAGTATCTTCGGAATACCGTAAAATTTTTTGTGAAAACTTCAGCATACGTTTGACTTACCAGACTGGTAAGTTAGAATGAAGATACGGAAAACAACTTACCAAAACACGGAGGATTTAGAAATGCTGAAGGTGAAAGAATACAGCAGCTTCGAGGCTTTCGAGCAGGACGAACACCGGCAGGACGTTGATCTGGTCGCCATCGTGAACAAGCCGAACGGCATGGTTTGCGCCGACCTCATCACCGACTGCAAGATGTGGCAGACCGCAGTCAACCGCTTCTTCAAGGCGCTGGCCGGGGATGAACGCTTTGATGGCTGGCAGGAAACCATCACGGAGTGCATCAAGGAAGGCTTCTGGCAGGACAAGGCGCTGACCGATGGCAAGTACACCGGCGGCTACTTCTGGGAGGTTGAAGACCTCGATGGCCGGTTCTACATCTGCCTGAATGTCGTCAGAAAGGAGGTTGCCTGATATGACGGTTCTGGACCACATGAAAGCCGCCGGGTATGACCCGAACGCGGCACACAATGCGGATGATCTGCGGCGTATGGGAGCCGGTACGATGGAATGCGAGAGCATCCAGCTCCGCACGTTCCGCTGCCGCCCCTACCAGTACGAGGGCGAGATGTTGGCCGTAGAGGCCACCGCAATGGTTCCCTTTACGGATGGTACGCAGCGGCCCTACCCGGACGGATGGCCGAGCAGCATCAAGGCAAGCGCAATGGCTTTTTTCAGGATTAAGGAGGATGAGTGATATGGCAAAGCGGATGATGAAGCTCACCGTTGAGGAAGTCCGGGCGAACATCCCGTACGACCTCATCTGCATGGTTCGCTACGGCTGCACTTGGAGCAGCGGTCGCCGCCGCAGGGCATGGCTGGCTGATTTCAGCGAATCGGAGCGGGAGGCTGCGGGGCGGCTGTTCCGCATGGCTCACAACTGGACGGTCGGCCGGGGCGTTCCCGATACCGTGCAGATGAGCCGGAAGACGTTCAACCTGTGGCAGAAGCTCGGCGACTTCTGCGCGTCCATCTGAAAAAGGAGGAGTCCAAATGGAAGAACGGAAATGGGTTCTTGGCGATGACTTAGCGGCCTGCGATAACCTGCTGGACGGCATCACGTTTGAAGACGTGATTCTTGCAGTTCACTGCAACTGCCACGTCATCAGCAGGGAGACCGTCACGAAGCAGTTCTTTGAAATCCTCGAACAGCGGCTCTTGGACATGAACGAATTGCTCAATCGCAACATTGACAAGATCGCGGAAGAAGCACGAAAGGGGAGAGAGTGATATGAAAAAGGTCGTTAGCCCGTGTCTCTGCACGGTCTACACCCGCAGCGGCAATGAAGCTACCGCACGGGCGTTCTGCGAAATCCAGTTTGAGAATGGCAGACTCAGCATCACCGGTGTTATCGGCCCCATGCCGAGCGGCAACTGCCGTGGCAGTGCTGGTCAGTGCGTTGATGCAATCCGCGAAGGTCGCCCTTGCGATGAATGGACGCAGGAAATGCTCGACAAGTTCTGCTCCATCTGGGATGAGTGGCATCTGAACGATATGCGGCCGTACTGCAAGCACCAGAAAGAACTTGGATGGAACAAGCTGGCCGTCACGCCTGTCACGCTGTACCACTATCGGCTAAACAGCAAAACCCTTCGGCGGCAGGAATCCATGAAGAAAAGATCGTGGAAAATGCTCTGCGATGGCATGACCGCTGCTCTGAGCGATGACCAGATCGAAGTTGCCAAATTGCCGTACAGCCTTACGCTCCCTCACGAAATCTCTGGCGA